ATTGGCCGTGAGAGCTACACCGCTTTCTGCTCCGTTAACAAATGTTGATCCATGACGAGATGCCATATTAAACGGCACTAGTATGTCAGGAGAAAAATAAGTATTTGATGTGTTTGCGGCATCATTAACGTCATTCGCTTCTTGTCTAAACTGTATTTGCCCCGTTCTGCTACCGCCTGTCTGCAATGAGTTAATGATTAGGTTTTGATTGCCGCCAAACCAACGTACGAAAGTAGCTTCAGTCCCCACATCAGTATCAGCAAACGTTACCCTACCTTCCATGCCGATAGAGACAGACAGGGGGTTGATCTCGCGGACGCTGATGTTGTCGAAAGTGGCTGTTGCGGCGGGGTTTGATCTTGCTCCCAATCCTATATACATAGACGTTGCTGTCGCTTCAAATGCTACTTTTGCTGTTACAGGGAATGAACTAAATCCGTTATTTACTTGATTGTTGGAGTAGCGTATATAAGACTCATCATAGCCAATTGATCCTAGCGTGGCGCTAGGCACTATAGATGCCTCGTGACTTGCCGTTATGATGTCGCCTTGCAACCAGTACGTTTTTCCTACTGTTAAACCAGTAACTAATTGATAGCCCGTAAAACAACCAGATGTTGTCGAATTTAATCTAGTTACATCAATCTGTCCGCTACTCCAAGAAATACTAGAGTCGTTTGGCCCTGCACTCCACCCAGAAACATCACTATCAAACGTCCCATTAGTCACCAACTCAGAGCCAATGTACTGCGGCGTAGGCCACGGTAGGTTAGCTGATGGGATAGTGAATGTCTCAGCCGCTCTGGTTACTGTGCTTGTGCCATCGTCCGAAGGTATAAAACTGGAGGGTGTTGCACCTACTTCAAGTTGAGCGCCCCATACAATAGTCGTCTCTGTTCCTGCGCCAGTAAAAGACTCAGCCTTTGAATCATTTAAAATATAGATATTAAAGTTTGTGTTTGCTGTTGAAGCCGCTGTCGCCGTTACTGCACACCTATACCAGCCGTTTCCTATTTCTTGAATAGTTCCCGTGCCGTTAGTTTCTGTATCAACAGTACCGTTATCTAAATCAAAAGTGACATTTGCTGGCCATGTTACCGTGTTGCCAGCCCTTAGCTTTACATATCTCTGTGTGCCCTTTTTAAAATAACAAGAGCCTGTATGAGCAGATCCCGACGTAAATAAAGTAGTGTTACCATTAGCATGAATACCAGCCGCTGTGCTAGCTGTTAGGGTGTAAGCAGAGTTATCTACGCCATCAGGCCCAACCTCATTTGCTGTGCGAGAAGATAATCCTGTCGCACTCCATACTGAATCAAACGTATTAGAGCGCTCAATCAGATTAGTCCTAGACTCAGACTCAGCCAGTACACCCTCGTTAACCCATGCAGAGCCGTTGTAGACGTGGTGTCCTATGCGTGGGAGGTACTTAGCCGCTGACGTCGTAGGGACGTATGAGTCTCCACTCTCAGGGTTGTCTACCATGCCGCCTAAGTCAGAGCGGTAGATGTGCAAGTCATCAAATATAATAGACGCGCTACCATCTTGTGGCACATTGATATCTGTCGGAAGTGAACCATCATTTGCCGCTGGCCCTATGCGAACTTGTCCTGACAAATCAGAACCATTCGAAGACCGTGTAATTTTACAAAGATACCAGCCAGAACCAACATCGGTAATACTAACAGCATCTTCATTACCATTAGTGTATCCAACTGAGCCGCTTGCTAGATCGAAGAAACAAGTTACTGGTACATCATAAGCGGTTATAGATATTGCCGCCGCAGTGCTTTGATCTGCTTTTAAATACACAGCAACCGTGTGAGGATCTCCGCTACTAAAAACAAACGGACTGTTTCGAGTGTATGATGAAGTGCTAGAGCCACCACCAGTGCCGCTAGTGACAGTAACAGCGCTATTAGAAATGCCGTGTCGATCCGTAGCGTTTTCGTCTACAGTTGCATTTACTTCGCTCCATGCGCTACCTAAAGGATCTTCTGAACCAATCACTAGATTATGCGGTGCCCATTTGATAACAGGCATCTCTCGGACGCTTACGTTGTCTATGGTTCCAGTAAAAGCCGAGCCGCCCGTTTTAAAAATTAAAGCTCCAGTAGTCGATGCGGTAATTATTTCGGTGTGGTATCCCTCAGTTGATCTAAAAGTTCCGTCAACACCACCAAAATTGGGCTTTATTGCGCCAGGGCCTGTTTTGTTGCGTGCTTGAAAAGTTACAACGTATGACTTTCCAGCCTCTGCTGTTGTACTTGTTTGAGTTAAAGGAAACACTGCGCTTGTTGTGGCAACATCAACAGCATTATCGCGATATGTAGAGTCCACTAGCGTCCAGTTATCTGCATTCCCTGTAAAGCCACCATTGGTAACAAGCTCAGGCCCATAGCCGTCAGTCATAGTGGCATTGCCAGCACGGGCGTGGGTGACTGCATTAGCCAGCGTCTTACTGCCGCCATTGGCTAAGTAGTAGTTATCAGCAAAGTCCAACAGTAACTTCGGAAACTTACCAATGACACCCGCCTCTCTCAACTGCTGGTTGATACGGTTCGGGCTTCGCTGAATGTTAATGCCTAAATTGACAGCCATTAGTTGGACTCCTTGGGCTGATTCTGAATCGCGCCATCGACTGTTACGGCCTCAACCAGGCTAACAGTCTCTCCGCCTTGGGGCACGATACTAATCGCACGAGACGAGAATGACACAGTGCCAGAGGCCACCTGCCCTTGCTCGATAGATATGGAATATGCTGTGCGTGTTGGCGAGGTGACACTAATCATGAGAGATGTCCTCGATGATAGTCACGGTAAAAGTCTCAGTAGAAAACACGTCGTTGGTGTTATCGGTAAATTCGATATCGCAGGAATGATTCCCCGCCGCCCAACTGTCAGTCGCCGTCGCAGTTGCAGTAAGATTAAAGACGCCGCCACTCGCATTGGTGACAGTCGTCGTCAGTGTCGCAATCAGCGTGTCGTTCTGACGAATCTGCGCCCTGATACTCCAATCAGAAATATCTACGACAGATCCGCTCTCCGTGAGCGAAATAACCCACTCAAGCGTGTCGCCCTGTTTGTGAGTTATCGTTGCCATGTCTTAGACTACCAGTGCGTGAATGCCAGTTGCTGTGGTTCCTGTGGACTTAACACGCTTCACTGAGCAAGTCAGAGTGTGGAAGTCTGGAACAGTCACAGTGCGCTCGTTGCCGTCTTTGTTCAAGAACACAACATCACCGCCCGTCTCGATATACAAGCCGATTGCGATGTTACCGCTACCTACATTATCAGTGCTGTCATTAGTAGTGACCTCAACCATGTCAATCACTAAGCCAGACTGATTCGGGGCATTCTCATAAATGAATGGGTTAGCCATGCGAAATCCTCCTAGAATCTCTCGATTATATCACCGCTATGGTTTAGTAGGCCATGTGATTTCAGACTTACTTGTGGCTGAAGAATACGTTTGTGGCAAGTCTCTATCTCACACATCGATGTAGCCTAAGACATCTGGCTCATTAGTTTCTGCCTTTACAAACGAGGCTATCCAATAATGCTTAACATCAGAGGAGGTATCAGACTCCACCGCGCCCTCTGCTAGTGATGGGTTATCATAGCTACCTATAACAACATATTCACCGTCACTTTGTTTTGTGTAACCAGCAACAATAGCCATGTCATCCTCACGTCATTAAGAAAATTTGACTGTCTATACTCGCCAAATTCAATGTGCCAGTTGAGCGTCCTAAAGTGTAAACGCGAACTCTATAATCTTCAGCCGCTGAACTTTTCGCAAGCGCCTGATTCAAAGGCAATGTCAACGAGGTAGAGATTGAACCCACATCTGGTATTGGATACCTTTGAGCGCCAGCCGCATCATCTAACCACGAGCCACTAGAAATCCACCTATCAGCGTTGTAATACAGACTTCCTGTTGTATATGTTGGCGTCGATTGCTGACTGCCACTATAAATAATCCGAGTGCGATTAGTTGCACTTTTATATTCCACGGCTTGTGGTTTTGAAACATTACTGGGAGAGGTTTGAGACTGTGCGATTCCGCCGTAGGCATCAATTTCTTTCGTATGGTTGCCGCTTATCTCAACATAATGCTGATAAGGTGAGCCAGTTGTGCCTGATCCTACAATACCAACGACGCCGCCGATCAATGTTCCTGATGATGTGCCTTTGCTTTTTCTCTCAAACTGCATCACCAATATGCAATCATCTAGTGAGGTTGAAGGAATATATTTCACCTTTCCGTTTAAGCTCGCATATTTATTCAGAGAGCTATCGGGCGCAGGAATTGTAAACTCAGCAAATGTATCTACATTAGAAGCACCCTCTGGAACGCTATGATATGGGTACACAAAAACACTAAGATTAAATACCTCTGAAACGTCGCCCGACAAGTTAGCCACTTGCAGATTAGTAATGGTTGTTTGAGATCCATCAAGCGATAAAACTTGGTCATCGCTCACACCATTATCTGCAATGATGAGCTGGCCGCTTGCGTTTGTGTCTAATGTAACGCCATCAATGCTTATTCTGTCGGCGTCTAGGGTTCCAGCAGTTATATTTGTTGCGGATAAATTGCTTACAGTTACAGCAGATGCGTCAATGGTTCCTGCCGTCAAAGTGCCTAAGTCAGAGTTGATTGCCGCTAAGTTTGTGACACTTATTTCCGTCGCGCCAATAGCGCCAGCTTGAATTTGCCCTGCCGTTATTGAGTTAGCTACTATGTCACCGCCATCTACTGCGACAGTCCAAGCCGTGCCATTATAACGATAGAGCTTATTGTCTGTGGTAAGAAATGCCATGTCGCCTTGTGCTGCTGACGCTGGCAATGTGCTTACGACTTGCACGGGCTGTATGCCACTAGCAAAAGCACTACGCTCAACCGCGCCGTCTGCTATTTGATCTGCGGTGACAGCATCGTTTGCAATCTGATCTGAGCCAACTGCATTATCGTCTATCTGTGCATCACCTACTGTGTCTAAGCTCGCTAAGTCACCCAAAGCTCCTTTTGTCGCCTGTACGGTACTGGTATCACTATCAGGGTTTCTATCGGATACTGCATCTGTCCCTTCACCCGATGGGAAACGACGCGCTCGCACCCAGTAGTAACGCTGATCACCTTCAACGATTGCATCGACGCCATTAGACTCGTCGTGGATAAACTGTGTGCCTATTGTCTCGCCAATCTTGACTGCGCTAGACCAGCTAGAGTTGGGTGATGCGAACACCTCAATGGCAATGATGCCTGTCATGTTCGCTGGGTTAGTCCAATCTAACTCAATGCTCTCGACATGAGCCGTGGCGCTAAGACCACTAGGATCGGGCACGCCAAAGAACCCCTGCTGTATACCGCCCGCAGGAGTAACCGTGGAATAGCCAGATACAGATAAGTCTGCATAGGATGAAGAATCATCTTCACGCAGCGTAAGATTCACACCACCACTACCCGACTCACTAAACGACCACCCCACACAAACAAACGTCTTATTCGTGTATCCAAACTCAGAAAGTGTCACGTTCACGCGATCACCGACCGAGATATTTACGCCTGCTAGGTTAGTAGGAAAAGTGAGTACCTTTTGTAAATCACTGAGTTGTATAAGTTTGTGAGCAATGCGCTGTGCCATGTAACGGCTATTGGTCATGCCCAACTTCAACTCGCGTGTCAGCTCTTCATTATTATCACGAGTCAATGCACTAGTAATCTGTACCTTTGGGAACTCTATCTCTTTGTAGTTCTTATCAGGGTCGATGAATGTGCCCGTGATGGTGTTAAAACGCTCATTACGCTCAAACGATGTTTTTAACTTTACAGGGCCAGTCATGTGGTCTTCAGTAAGCGTCATTCCTGTGCCAACTGTCTCAAATGCACCTGCTCTAATGACATACTGACCATTGGTATAAGTGAGCATTCCGTTCATTGAAGAAAGGATCTTGTTAATGTTGGCCTTATGTGTGGTTGTTCCAAAGACAACACCATTACACGTATAACGCTTCTCTGATCCTCCAGGCACGCTTACTGTCGCATCACAAATGTCCGCAGCATCTACCGCCTTACTGAGATCAATACGATCCAAGTCGATGTCCATTCCGAAGCGATCATCCGTAAGATAATCAACTAGACACCAGACTGGGTTCTCTGACCACTCCCACGTCGTAGAGTCGTTAGACCGCTGAGTAGAAACACCTACACTAGCGTCATAGTAGGTGCTAGTGCTGTCCTGACGTGGGTCGTATACCTTCTTGCCCTTGACTAAAGCCTTGATATCGTTGGGCATGAACTTATCCCACGTCTCTTGGCTATCTTCGGTTAAAGTAAATTTAGTGACGATGTAAGTGAGGTTAGTGCCTATGTGCTCGCTTGAGTTGATCGTAGAAAAAGCCCCATCTAAAACAGAATCTGCCGTTGTCTGACTACCTGTCAGCTTTCTTATGACACAGATTGTTGTGCCATCTTTAGGGCCAAACGTACCTGTCGTGACGTTACCAGACGCATTTATATGTGCGCTCTGGATGCGCTCATCGTCAAAGTAAATATCTGAGATAGAGTCACAAGGGTGCCCTGCGAGAACAATGGCATGATACAGATCGCGATTATCAGTGCCAGCAACACCGACAAAGCTAATAGGGCCAGATACTAGAGCCTCGCCATAGATTAGCTTCTGCGGCTCTACAGTGCCTCTTACGGTCGCTTGACGGCTACGATCACTGTCTATGTTAGGAACGCTGTATAACTCTGAGATTAACTTCTGAGCGGCTACTGCACCTGCCACAACAGTAGCAGCACCAAGAGCAAGAGCTTGACCAGCAGTAAGCCCCAAACCGCCTACAGCTAAGCCAACCGTCTTTAAGAAAGTGACTGTAGCGGCTATTGCTGATGGCATTCCCAGCTCCTTACGATATAACTATCTGGAATTCTAGTGAGTCCGCGCTTAGTGACGACGGCCACTGACTCCCCCAATTTTACCCCCATCAGCAGTCCGATACGAGGTAAATCACACA